GCTGCACGAATAGGCTGTAATCCGCTAGATCCCATAGCTTTTGGGATGATAGATCCTGGGACTAACTGTATTGTATCTGGATTTATAACGCCATCATCTTCCATTTGATATATGCCAGAGATAGCCATCTGTGCGTTCTCAAGTATCATTTCAATGGTAAGATTTGTAGTTTTAATAGCAGATAGAGCGTTAATTAATGGGCCGCGACCATAAACTTCGCCAGCACACTTAGACCAACGGAAGCATATGAATGGATTTGAACCGCTGCCCCTCATTTGTTTGTAGTTTAGTATAGTATTCGTAGTCATACAGAAGGCATAGCTTAGATAAGCCTCCTCATTCTTTACAGAATAGTCTCTACATACAACTTCAAGTACAGTTGTTGTCTTATCTGACCCCATATAGTTCATAACTTTAGGATCAAGCGTACCATTTGGGTACATCATAGCTAGATGATCGTACTTTACACCCTTTCTTTCACGGAAAACGTGGTCAATTCTATCATCTGGGCCAGTATCTAGCACCACATGAGGCAATGGTATGGCAGAAAAGTTGACAGGACTAAGCGCATCGCCCTCTTCTACGCATAAAACACCAGTACCAACCGCTAAATCCATGAAGGATTCGTGTACTTCTTGGCTAAAGTTAGAGTTTTGTAGTATCTCAAAGACGTATTCTGTTACTTCATCAAGCTCGTTATCAACAGATTCGCGCTGATTTGGAGGAACTTCACTACCAGCCATGAGATCAGCCCACCTAGCAAAATTAGGTACAAGCCCAGATTGGAGGCGACTAGCAAACTCTTGAACACCAACCACCGCAGTCTCGTCAAATATGCGATCATCGCGTCTTTGCCCAGCAGTTTCAGCGTAAAAACTTTCACGTTGAGGTAGTGCATATTCATAGCACTCCTCGAACAACGGAACCCAGTTCTCGCGAAAGGACTTGGCTTTCTCATACTTTTGTATGTACTGCTTGGCTGTTTTATCCATTAACTAAACCGATCTAAGAATCCACCACCGCCAGCTTTAAACAAAGAACGACGACCTTTACCGCCGCGCATAGCTTTACTTTCAGCGCGTGACTCTACTGCTTCACCAATATCCTCACGTTTCTGTTCTGCTTTTTCATCAATTTCTGCACGTTTTGCATCTTCTGCTGCTATACGAGCATTAGCTGCTTCTCTTGCCTCGCGATCTATATCGGCTTGGCTTCTTCTGCTACCGCCACCACACATGTTATTCTCCTTGGTTGTTTTACATTGGTTGGCACAGAAAAGAATAATTTTCAATGCACAATTTAGAGTCTTGACCACAAACCTTTTCTGCGCTGCGGCTTATTTCTGTTATCAAACACGTTAAAAGAAGCGTTTGCAACAGTAGCAGACGCTGGTTTCTGGTTGTTTATTAAGGCTCTACCCTCTCCAGCCCCTAACATTTGGTACTGTAATGCGTCATGTACGTGTGAAAACATATTTTTATCAGGCTTATCGGCGTATCTTTCGCCCGAAACCTCCATACGTCTGTACTGATACCCACCTTCAAATCCTTTTATTAGCTGCTGACAGCGAGGATCTATAAGAAATGCTGGCTTTCCGTCTGCCATTTTCTGTAATTGGGACGCAACACTCTCTAATCTTAGGTCAACAGAGTTAGAAGGAGCAGGGAAAGCACGCAAACCAGCACCACGCAGTATGTGAAACGGCGTTGATTCATCAGTTTGAGCGCGGAAATCACCAGCAGGGTCGCCATATATAAACACCTCGGAACATGTAGAAAACCTAGTCGCTATCTCTTGGCGTAAAACCTCTGCAAATCTGACGATACCCATGTCAAATGCAACGATCTCTTGCTGTATTAACCACCTTCCGCGTACCTTTTGCCCCATTGTAGCAGCAGGGGTAAGCCCAAAATCTATACCAATGTATAGGGGTGCGCCAGCAGCAATAGGTATTTCTTCTTTTGCTACATGCACATCGGTTGCAAACATCTGATAGATAGGTTTACCCTCTTGGATTGAGCCTAATTTGTTCATAACGTATACGTCAATCCAGCTTTTTGTCTTACCGCGTATTAGATTTGGGTAGTAATCCTCGCGCATATACTCCCTATTCTCTGCAACATCGTTAGGTACATAGTCATCTATCTCCCCATCTTCGTCTAGCTTTTCAACCATGCCGCTAGGTTGGGTATAAAACGACCAGTTGTCGGGTTTAACCAGCATTTTAGCTTGTTCACGCGGTATATGGTCAGGAACTGGGACTTCGCCAGACATGATAGGCCACCAATGGTCTTCTTCTGGTGCGTTAGTATCACAGATAACGCCTGTCCAAGTAGCACCGCCATCACGCATAGAGGGAAAACGGCCTACACGCATGGTACATGCATCAATAATTGACTTAGGAATTTCTCTAGCTTCGTTAACCCATATGCCTGTCAGCTCTAAAGACAGCAATTTCTTAACATCTTCTGGCCTATCAAGTGCTAAGAAGAGGACTTCAAGCTCAAGATCGCCTTTTTTTATCATATGTGTATAGGGAACAGACCAAGTAAACTTGCCCCATGCGTCTTCTGGAAACCAATCAAGCCAAGTTTTTATGGTTGTAGTCTTTAACTGTGGGTTTGTATTACGGATTATTGCCCATCTGCTGCGGCGTATGCCCTGCTTATTAGGCTTCTGCGCTAGTGCGCGTCTAAAAATTTCTACGCAACAAGATACTGACTTGCCAGAACCAACAGGCCCACGAATGCCACGAAAAAACGTGTCGTCTTTCATAAACGCCTTAACAACTTCGCCATCTGGCCTGTATTTAAAATCTATCACTTATCTAATATCTTATTATCTACGCCAACTTTAATCATTCTAACTGCAATTTCGGGGCCAATAGCCTCAATTATCTTATCAGCTTCGAAATCTGTCTGAAAATGCTTGGGATGATGCTTCATATGTACGATCCGCACCACCCTACGCAGTGTATCGCGCTCTTTCGGCTGCAATGTATTAAGAAAACTCAAGGTTACTTTTCCTTTTTAAAGGGTGTCGCTCTAGTTTTTCGTTCTTTCTTAGGCTTTGCTGCCTCCTTTACCTCTAGCAGAGGCTTAGAATCGCGAGTACGCGTCTTCCCAGAGTAAGTCATGCCAGCTAATTCGTGTGTGTCGCCTGTATATGCGTCACCATTTTTAAATGTCCAAGCCATTATTTATCCTTTTTCAATAAAGTTTTCTTCTTAGGGAAGCCAGCTTTCATATTTTTGTAAGCCTTGTCACTGATAGTAGAGTTTTTCTTAGACCTACTTGTTCCCTTTTTCTTACGTGCGTTCATGTTCGCATATAATCCTTCAGGCATTTTTACTCTCATTTCTTGCGCTAATTGCTTTTGCTTTCTTTTTAGCATCAGCTTTTGACGATGCTCCCCATGCCTTTAGGCTAAGAAGAAGTCTAGTAGGTTTACCTTTTTCGTCACGTTCGGGGCCTTTTACGCCAGCCATTCGTGCTAAGAAAGAAGCCCTTCTTGGGTTATCACCAGATCTAACTGGGGCTTTAAGAGTACCGCCCGTATAGCTTCTTCGCCCCTTTTCATTAAGACCACCTTCGGGGTTCTTGCCTTCGCTGCGCGTCCATGCTGGTGTACTACTCATTTGTTATACGGCATTAGCAAGCTACGCGCTAAGTCCTTATTAGTAGTCTGTTTAGCCAAGCCTCTAACCATTCTTTCTTTGTTAGCCTTCTTACGCTTATTACGAGTAGGATCTTGCATATCTTTCATACCATCTTCAGTACGCTTAGTTGCATCACCCATTGCTACGGAAGGTAAGTCACCATAGTCCTTCTTACCAGCTTGATAGAACTCGTCAGTCTTTGCCGCTACCGAAGTAGTCTTACTACCACCAAAACACATTATTCAGTCTCCTTTGTATATCCACTACTCTTCAACGCCTTCTTAGCTGTAGAATTATCTGCACTGTTATCAAACGTCTCTGGAACCTTATCACCAAATCTACTCATTTACAAAACCCTTTTTATTACCAATATTTTTTCAAGCTTTTTTTAACAATCATGTGAGTGAGAGACCACTAGCTACGTTACTATCGAGGTTTTTTAACCCCCTACCCCCTAGCCAAGATCAATCGAAACCTTAATATCTCCTGCTAGTTGTACTTGCGATCTATCTATTGGCTTAAACCCTGCTCTATCCAATAGATCCTTGCTAGCCTCAAGCTGTACGTACTCAGACTTAGCCTTCTTGGCTAGCCCTGCCAACTGGTGTACGGCTGCAGGAGCATGTCTACTAAACTCTTTAGCTACAACTTCCATCATGTACTGCTGCACATGGGCTAGCTTCATACTCTTCTGTGCCGTCACTCTTCCGCTGTCGCCTTCAGCGTAGCCAGCTTCTTGTGAGGCTTGTGTAAGATTACCACCATTTGCTACATACGCTTCAACCAATGCTGTCTGCTTACGTGTTAGTTTTCTTTGTGCTATGTTATTCATATAAACTCCTACTGTAGCCCCCCTCTCCCTCTCTCCCCCCATGTTTAGCACTACAAATACACCCTGTGTCAACGCACAAAACGTGCATCAGCCTATCTATCTTCTTCTAGTATGTTATGGAACTGGTACTACAAGGTACTACAAAAGATATGCTTTCGTAAATATTCCATGTCATCACTGCATCACTCTCGTTGCTGAAATCTATCTTGTAGTTCTGCAAGCGCGTGCGTATCATTTGCTTCAGCCATGTCTGCGTACCTCTATGTGAGGTGCCATTCCCTCTGACTTGACCTGCATGCCAGCATCGAAAACCCACCGCAACCACTTTCCTTTCTCAATAACTCCTGACTGTATTCTATTCTATGCCTGTCTTCCTTACATCTGGTTACAGGCGTGGAAAGAAGTTGCTGTGGGCGAGGGTCTGAAGAAGACCTTTTCGTTACTGGCTCTTGGTCTGCATCAGAGGGAATCACCCCTCACTAACTAGAGGTACTAGACATGACTAAATCAAACTCAACACACACACTTACAGAACTAAAGCTAGCTGTCATCAACTATCATGATGGTGACAACATGGAATATTTACAAAAGAATATCTCACGCGATGCGTGTTATACAAGTTACAATAGTTTAACATACAAGAAGAAGATGTTAGCTGATGCTGTTACTGACTTTGAATCATATGTTGCAGAAGGCAAAGACATCGCGGCAGAAAGAGCTTGCGAGAAAGCAGAACGCATTGAAATAGAACTCGAGCAACTCATTGAACGTCACGAAGCTGACTTACAAGTATACGTCATTATCAACGAAGGCGAAGAGTGGAGCATGACAGTCAAGCCTAAAAGCAAGGCATCACTAGCATCTAAACTAGCAGCAATGCAAAAGAGGGTGGCGTAAGCCCCCTCACTACCAAGGAGATACTCAATGTTA